AAACAGTTCAAACTAAAGCAGAATGACCAGGAAAACGCCTTGAAAGTCCCCGGTGACATTAATTTTTCTGTCGGTGACAAGTTTATCCTTACCGGCCTGAAAATGCCGCAAAGCTACAGGGATAACGCTTCATTACAGCTACAGGAAGAGGCGCAAGCATGGTTGGATGGCAAGTGCGAGAAACGCATCCAGTTACGAGGAAAATGTGATGAAATTGTTTTTCGTTTGCAAAACATCTTTATCGCCTGTGGCCAGATGGTTGGCGTATATTCCGAACAGTTGGATATCGATCGAGAGATTCGTGTTACCAAAATAAAAAGGTATATCGAGAAAGACGGTACACCTTCATACCGGTATGAACTTACCTTGTCCGATTTCCTTGAATCGAATGGTTTTAAGGATCTGGTGGATGATGTGAATAAAGTGCCGGAAGAGATTGAGGATGCGGTTAAGCCGGTTCGGGAACATACGAAACGTTCATGGCGGGACGTGATGGAAACTTTGGGCATGATGTTTGACCCGGAAGGGGATTATTTTACCGAACTTATCAAGCCGTTGGCCGTGCATACGGCGCAACTTATCGTCGGTACCAATTCCCAGCAGATGGAGCTTATAGGAATGAAGTTTATTCCGAATGCGGACAATGATGCCAACTATTTCAAGAATACGACAGGAAAGTTAGTACACTTTACCGTTAGCGAGGAAATCCGTGAATGGGCTATTCCGGCGGCTTCTTTCCGGCTGAATAATTCGCTTGCCTATTATGTTTATGCCAAATGTCCAAAAGAAGGAACAAATGGCTCAATATATGTCAGTGAACGGCAGATAAAGTTAGAGGATGAAACAGGGTTCTATCATTTCTGGGTAGGGGTGCTCAATACTCCGGAGGATGGCGTACGCTCTTGGCTTCCGAATTATGGATACACTGAGATTGCCGGCCAGACGATCACGACAGGATTGATAAAGGACAAGTTAGCCCGATTGGTGATTGATCTGGTGAATGGGACTATAACCGGACCTGTGATATTCAAATCCGGAACATCCGGTTATAATAACATTACTGACCGTCCTAACCTTCAACCGTTGTATGATGGGGTAAATGATGCCCTGACAGATGCAGAGAATGCGTCGAATGCAGCCAACAACGCCCAATTGACTGCAAATAACAAGTCAAGGGTATTTTATCAAACGACGGCTCCAACATCGGGTATGCGAACGAATGACTTATGGGTGGATGGGGAGAATATCTATAGATATAGCGGTTCTAAATGGGTTCTTGCCTCAAAGTATGACAATACAATAACAGAGATCAATGGCGGACTCATAACTACGGGTGCGATCGCTTTTGGAAGCACAGGTGGAATGTCGGCGTCTGGTACAATCCGTATTTGGTCGGGAGGAACAGCCGGGGTGAAAGGGCAACCACCCACTGATCCGACATTCCGGGTAGAAAGCAACGGAAATGTGGAAAGTAGAGGAAGTATCTATATTGCAAATTCAAATGGAGAAAAACTTGCCGGACTCTCCGGAGGTGGAACAGCCGGAAACTCTGTTCGGATCTGGGCTGGAAATGCAACACCTGCAAATGCCCCGTTTAAAGTTTATCAAAATGGGGATGCCTACATCGGAGGGCTCAGGATGGAGTCTGGAGGACTATTCTCGGATAACCGCTATTCCGGTGAATCGTCTTCTAAATTTTTCCTTTATTCATCAGGAAGTAATGCGTTTTTGGGATTTTCATCTTCCGGTAAATGGGCCGGCCTTGGTCTAAATACCTTGCCGTCTACGCTTGGGGGAACAAGTGCTTTGATGCGCCTTGAGTATACAACTAATCACAACGATATAAATTATGGGGCTGTGATAGATGTTCATGGTGGACGGCGCAACTATGCGTTATACTGCATTGGAGGTTTAAAGGTCAACGGATCGATCTCGACTGCCCGTTATGCACCCTCGTCGGACAAGAGTGATACAATCGTCCTGAACATCGGTTATCGGGACACGTTCGTCTTCAGTACCAGTACGTATCTTAGCGTCTATCTCCCTTCCCGGTCGACGATCACAAAGAAAATGGGAGAAGTCCACCCGGAATACGGAGATTCGTGGAGCGAAGTCGGTTTCAATTCCGTGATTTTTGTGCATGTGATCGTGGCGAAGTTCTCTTCCGAAGGTATCAGAATAGAACCAGAAAACTCTGATACACCATTGTTGGACAATAACGGCAACAGCATGACACTTGACATGAATAAGGGTGACTGTGCAACGTTCGCTTATTTTAACCAGGGATGGTATCTATTCAATAGACATTATTAATTACAATGCAAACAATCATAAAAACATACAATATGGAACTGACATTAAAAGACAGAGTATTAATACTCAACACCGTGTTACCACAGTTTGACACGAGAAAAAACATGGAACTGAAAGTATCGATAGACAGTAAGATAGCGATCTCGGAGGTTGATCAGAAGCGTATCGTTATCAAGGATATGGGGAGTGGTCAAATCAATATCGGATTTACTGATGCAGCGGCCATAACAGAAACAACAGATATAGCTTTGACTGATGAAGAACTTCAATACCTCAAACAACGTGTTGACTTCATAGATCGCAACGGCATGTTCTCTGAGTTCACGATGCCGACGTATGTCAAAATTTTGGATGAACCGCTAAAAGAGGAGTAACCGAGCGAATAATATAAAAATCCGCCTCCCATCTATCACAGGCCGGAGGCGGAGAAATAACAAACACTGCCTTATGGCAATGAAAAAAACTCGTAACAAAGATGATCAAATAAAACAGAAGGAGGTGTAAAGTGAATGTAGAATTAACTGACATCCTGACAATCATCGGAACATTGGGAGGATTCGAGGCGATAAAATGGGGGATTAGCTTCTATACGAACCGGAAGACAAACGCCCGTATTGAGGACGCCCATGCCGATGTGGAGGAGTTCAAGGCTTTACGTGAGTATAACGAGTTCCTGCAGAAACAGCTATCAGAAAAAGAAGAACGTTTTGTAGAACAAACCGGAAGGCTTCGACAGGTACAGGATGAGCTTTTTACTTTGAAAGAGAGCTATTCGGATGTCAAGCTTGAACTTGCACTGAAGAGATGTGAGAGAAAGAAGTGCGGTGATCGTGAACCGCAGAATGGGTATTAATATAGGAGAATAAAAATGAAAAAGATAGATACAATAATTATCCATTGTTCTGCAACACGTATAACATCCGATTATACAGTTGAGCAATTGGATGCCGGTCATAAAGCCAGAGGATTTAAGCGTCCTGTTCAGACGGAACCACTAAAACATATTGGATATCAGTATTACATTCGGAAAGATGGTACTGTTTATCCTGGCCGCCATGAAGATGAAGTCGGGGCGCACTGTAAAGGATGGAATAGTAGAAGTATTGGCATTTGCTACGAAGGAGGTTTGGATGCTTCCGGTAAGGCGGCAGACACCCGGACACCTGAGCAAAAAGATGCTATCAATAGCTTGGTGAATGAGATTTGCCGTCGATGGAAGATTGTGCAGGTGATCGGGCACCGGGACATTTCACCTGATACTAACAATAACGGAGTGATCGATCATTTTGAGCGTATCAAAGAGTGCCCTTGTTATGATGTTATTCCGGAATATCCCTCTTTTATTCCTAATATAGTCGTACAGCCATGAAGATAATATTTCATTTTATAGTATGTTTCCTGATCCTGTTTACCGGTTGCCGGAGCAGGGTTCAGTATGTTCCGATTGAAAGTAAGGCAGAAACTAGTGATTCTGTTATAATACGTGATTCGACAATTATCAGGGAGAAAATAGAAATTCGTGATTCGACTGTAACCCGTGATTCAACTGTGATTGTTCTTGACGACAAAGGAAATGTGATCCGGACCGAACTTTACCGGGAAAAAGAACAGTTCCGAGAATTGAATAGCGATCATATATTACTGCAGGCCAAGTATGATTCATTATTGAATGCTAAACAAAAGGTGGTACAGGTTTCTTATCCGGTAGAAAGAGAGTTAACCAATTGGGAAGAGGCTAAGATGAATGTCGGCGGCTGGGCAATCGGTGTCTTCTCTGGTATATTATTGCTAGGCATTGGTTATGTAGTTGTCTGGCTGATAAAGAAACGTAGATGAACTATGCTTTATCACAGAGACATTAAAATAGACCGCTTCGCCCGTGAGGGTGGAGCGGTTTTATTGATTCAAACTTTGAAAGAAGAGCTTTTTGACTCTTTTTACGAAATGGTCAATAGTTATTTATGTTGTAATATTTAATATGAAGAAAGTTGGATGGCATAATTAAGCCTCGGGATTAGAGTAGTCTGTATAAGGATCTGTATATTTTATTCTTGATGTGTAGATAAAATTTATATATATAAAAAGAATTGTTAGATTTGAAAAATGTAGTATCTTGCGGCAAATTTCTGGAAGATATGAAGAAACTCTATACAACACCTGAATATAAACGTTGGAATAAAAGAAGAAGCGAAAGACAAGTTCGGTTGTTGAGAAAGAGAAAGAGAAAGAACTCAGAGTATTCAGATACGTATTCAAATAGGCTAGGACGTCATTTGGATATGATTGATGCTCCAAGTGATTTTCGATTGTTAGAAAATACAGATGAGTGTTTGTCTTTCTTTAGAGAGATAAGAGATTGTAGAAATTTTAGTGCTCTTTCGAATGGTGTAAGACATGTTAAGATTTCTTTATTGAGTGTTCAGCAGATTGATTATGCCGCAATAAGTGTTCTCTCTGCAATTGGTGATGGACTTAAGTTAAGTAGAGTTAACATGCAAGGCAATTTCCCAAAGGATAAGATATGTCGAGACATGATTATAGAATCAGGCTTCTTAAGTCAAATGTATGACGATAAAAATAGGAGATATAGTGTTAAATCAAAATCATCTCTTATCTTTTTTGAGAAAGGAATGGACAGGCTTTCTCGAAAAGATAATGAGAATTTATCCAAATTGATTAACCAGGTTGTCAGGCATTTAACAGGCATTGATGGTAATTTTGCTTCTTTAAAAACAATATTACTGGAAATTTGCGGAAATTCAATAGAACATGCTTATTCGGAAAACAGACATTGGTTATTAGGTATTAAATATGAGAACGAAAAGGTCATTTTTACGGTTACAGATATAGGTAAAGGAATTTTAGATACCTTGTATAGAAAGTTTAGAATTAAGCTTTATGATACATTTATGTTTAATAGTCGATTAGATATATTGAAAGGTGCATTTGATAAGAAGTACGGTTCAAGTACAAAAGAAGTAAATAGGAATAAAGGACTTCCTGCTGTTAAAAGCATGATGGATGATGGAGCTATTTTAGACTTAGTTGTACTAACAAATGATGTGATTTGGTTTTGTAATAATGAACAACGGTCACGTAATTTTGATAAAGGCAAAGCTCGATTTAGAGGTACATTGTATCAGTGGACTATTACAAAGGATTGTATAACATATAATAAATGAAACAATGATAACTATTTCAATAGTAAATGATTTTGATGAATATCCTGGCCTCAGAAATTGCAGTATTAGTGAAGCTTCAGGAGAGGAGTTTTATCATAAGATTTTGAATAAAAAGTTTGTTGAAGCTTATAATGCTAATGATAAGCTTGAAGTTATATTAGATGGTACAGGAGGATTTGCTTCATCTTTTTTGGATGAAGCGTTTGGTAATCTTGTTTATGATTTTACATTACCAGTAGTAAAACAACGGTTAATAATTATATCTAATGAGGAACCTCATTGGAAAGATATGATAGAAAGTCAAACAATGCCTCAGTGGGAAGAAAGACGTAAAAGGAATGAAAATGTAAAGACTACAGCTAAGCATGACGTTTGGGGTAGATTGTTGAATGGTAAAATCGAATTAAAAAGATGGAGTACGCCTGTGTGATAACGACAGCTGACTGGATAAATATAGCTTCTGTCATAGTTAACATTTGTATAGCAATCTGGATAACTCATATACTTCAAAATAAGTTTACCAATAATAGAACCCTTAAAGATCATTTTATTAATGAAATAAAAGATGTTCGAGCTGAGTATAAAGGATTTCTTAATCGCTTGTATTCAAATTCTACTAATCCTAAGGAACTTTTACCTTGGTTTAAGTTGATGAATATTCGAGTTAAGGATTTGGTAATGTTGATGAACAATCGGTATGAAGTTGCCGAAGATTTTCTAAATCCTTATCAAAATGACCTTAGAGAGCTTATAACAGAAAGTGATGATTTTAATAGATGTTATAGAAATCGTCAATTGATTTTAACTGAAAATTTAAAACGGGACCTGATGCGCTTTCAACAAGAACATCAACGTCTTTTTAATGAATTGATAATAAAAATCAATGATTCAAATAGATAAATTAGCCTAAGGGTGACTCTATAAAAATCGGCTCTATCTTTCTCTCTTAAGCATGAAGGGTATGAGTAATCTGTAAAAAATGTAAATTATCTTATAGTTAAGGTTAGCGCTCGGAATAGTTATATTTCGGGCGTTTTTTCTTATAGTTGTAAGTGTTAAATATATTATTAGATAATGGAAGAATTTTATGAAGAACTAAGAAAGTTAATGCCTTTAAAGAATTGGAGTGATTTGATTTCAGAAGAAAGAGAAAAGCAAGATTTTAGAGAAGGTTTGTCATGTACTTTGGATGCTTATGTTTCTTTATTGAAAAAGTATAAGGCTATTTTGGGACCAGATATAGATGATATTATAATAAAGGTCGAAGAATGTAATAACTATCTAAAGGAGTCTGTGAATTATTATTATGAAGGGATGTATAGCTTAGCATATGAGTCTATAGCAAAAATTTTATCGGACTCTCTTTATAAGGCCTCATATCTCCCGATTCAACCAGGATATGTTTTATATAAAGCAAGGACTATTGAAAAATATCAAAAACTTACTTTTGAAGAAATGTTTCATATACCTTTAAATCAAAGGGGAATAGTGAAGACTCAACGTTATAGTGCTCCTGGATATCCTTGTTTATATTTAGGAAAAAGTATTAACGTTTGCTGGGAAGAGCTTGGACGTCCTCGTTTTGATGATCTAATGATTTCTCGTTTTGTGGTTAAAAATGAATTTCAGGTATTAGATTTGAGGGTTCCACAAAAAGATGAGTTGGAAAGTGATAGGTTGGCGGAGGTATTGAAAAAAATACCGCTTATTATGAGTGTATCAATAGTTGTAATAGATACAGATGCCTCTTTTAAGCCAGAGTATATTATTCCACAACTTATAATAGAATATATTATTACGAATAATCGGAATGAATATAAAGAAGGTAAGCGTGATCTTTTTAGTTTTATATTGGGAGTATACTATATGTCTACTCATGTAAATGGAGAATTAGAATTCCCAGAAGATATTTTTTATAATTTAGCATTACCGGTTGTGGTTGTCAGTGGTAAAGAAACCTATTGTCGGCTATTATCTTCTTGCTTTGATTGGACGGATCCTACTTCTTATTATTATGAAGATATAAAAGAAAAATTTGATAGTGTTTTCAGAGATGAGGATATTGATTCAAAATTGTCACAGAAAGAAGTTCATTACAAATATTCAAAAATGGGAGAATTAGAAAGTCGTATGTCTAAATTATCATTAAAGGGGCATAAGTCTATCATTATGAATACGGATGTGGTTCATTTGGACTCTGATGGTAAAATGCTAAGTAATTTTGAAATACGCGCTGACCATGATGTAAAATGGACGATTAAGGAAGTAAAATAACTTATATATGGGGGGCAGAAGAAGCCCCCCAGCCGTTAGTAAAATCTCTAACCTTCCTACTAACGCAAACACGTGACGAACCCGTATGGGCAGGCTGAAAAACCTCTTCCATGTTACGATTGTTCTTGTATCGTAGCATGGAAGAGGTCTTAAATATCACAACAATAACCTCCCATTCTTCTTATCCATTACCGCATTGAAAACACTTTTATAGGTTTCATATAAATCTTTCCTATTTTCTGGTCCTGGCCAATCAGCGAAAGACTCTCCTGCAAAGAATTTCCAAGCAAAGATCCGTTTGGCTTTTTCGGATAAGCTTAATTGATCGATTATGTTCCGGATATCCTGCATACGTTCCCGGATATATTCGGTATGATCCGGGCTGTCATCGGGTTCGTCGATGATATTCAGCCGTCGCCAATCTACATTCTCATCTACCGGAATAGGCTTGTATTTATGCCGGTATGGAGACGTGTCCGAGGTAACGTTTAACTTTATCATTTGCAGGATATAGAAGTCAAGTTCAGTGTATTTACCCTGTTTGGCTTCCATTAATCGGGTGAGATACTCCGGGGGCTTTTGAAGCAGCATACACATTACCTCGTTCAATACGTCAATAGCTTCGTCTGTCATTCCGGCAAGTGAGCTGTGATACTTAGCGTAATCCAGCCACCTGTCGTAACGTTTTTCAATATATTTATTCAATGCCTCACTTGCCATAGTCGTCTTTATTTGATATATTTGTTTCTGATTGTAAGAGGGTGGCGCTGTGAGGCGCTGCCTTTCTTTTATCTAAGATATTGGAAATAGTTGTTCCATTCTTTTTTAGCCAATTTAGGGGCGAATGAGAATAGGTATCCTAATGCTTTTAGGACAATCCCGGCGATAAGAAACAATCCTCCTATACATATTGAAATAAGAAAGGGAACAGTGAGTAACATTGCTATGATTTTTATATTTACTTTCATGTTTATTCCTCCTCTTCGTTCGTATCAAAAAGATTTGCCATCATATCAACAATATTCGTCTGGATATTATCTTCAGCCCCTAATACGGCATTACTGATATGCTTCTTTTCTTCGATGATCCTGTAGAGCTTCTGGTCAATCGTCCGACGGCCGAGCAGGTAGTAGCAATTCACTGAGTCTTTCTGCCCGATGCGATGGGCACGGCTTTCTGCCTGATCACAATCTGCATACGTCCAAGGTAGCTCAATAAAAGCGACATCACTGGCTGCTGTGAGCGTAATACCGGCACTGGCCGCTTTAATGGAACAGATGATAACGTCCGTCTTCGGGTTCTTTTGAAAGGCATCGACAGAAGCCTGCTTCTCCTGCATATTCTGTCGTCCGGTGACGCAGACGGCGGAAGGAAAAGCTATCATCAGGCGGTCTACAATTTCATGCAGGTTACAGAACAGGATGATCTTTTTCCCATTCTCCCGAAAGTCCTTCACGAAGTCGATAACCTCTTTCAATTTACCGCGTGCAGTAATATCTTTCAGAATACCGATACGAACCATCACTTCCCCTTTCAGTGACTTTTGAATCTTTTCGTCGTCCGCTTCCTTGTATCGTTTCAGGTAATCGATCAAGTCGCGTTCCGCATCCATATATTCCTTGCGGTTCGTTATCTCACAGGAAACAATCTGACGCACTTTATCCGGCAACTGGGTGAGTACTTTCGACTTTTCCCGACGAAAGAAGCAGTGTTGCCATAGCTTATAATTTAGCTCCTTTAGATTGCTCGCTTGGTTAGGACCGGAACAGTACCGAAGCATGAAACCTTTCCATCCACCCATATCGATCATGCGATCCATAATACCCAATTGTGCAACCAGATCCTTTGGTTTGTTGACAACAGGTGTCCCAGTCAGCAAGATGATATATTCTTTCCCGGATGCAATGCCTTTGCAAAACTTGGTCTGCTGGGTGGCCGTTGATTTGACTTTATGCGATTCGTCGATTATCACGGACTTGAACAGTTTGATCGTGTTGTGAAATTCGACATCTTTCAATGTCCATTTCTCTGCTTTCATGATCCGCCGGACAAAGTATTTTCGTAGGCTTTCGTAGTTTACGATAAAAACCTGGTTCATGCCTGTCTGCCAGAAGAAAGGCCAGCTATCGCGGACGGAATCGGTTAATACCATCGCTTTCTTGTCTGTAAACTTATGCCATTCCCTTTGCCAATTGATCTTGACAACATTCGGGCAGATTACCAGGCAGGGGAAGGCGTCGGCCTTGTTGATAGTGGCGATGCTTTCAAGTGTATTGTGCGTTACAATATAATTGTTTGTCAGATACAAATGATCCGGAGCGGTTACGCTTATACATACGGAATCTTCCTCTCTAATATATTCGATAGACGAGATATACCGTGAACAATAGTTCGTCTTTTTGATGTTCCATTCGGCAGCTTTCCGTTCGAGGTAGAACGAGCAAACCTTGATCCTCACGTTTACTTGAAACTCCACGCCTTTACCTTCATTTCGCCTGTCGTACCTGCGTATGATCGCCTGTCCTCCAAGGGAACGTACCAAAAGGGCAATGTCACGTGCCATGCCATAGGAAAGGGTACTGTAGGTGATCCTGTTTTTCTTTCCCGATCCATCTGTATCCATCAAACCGCGTAAGAGGTCGATGCGCTGTTCCACCGATCCGTGCATGTATTCGTATGGTATGAATTTCTCTACACTCGGTTTGTCTGCTTTGAGCCGTTTGATCTCTTGGTAAAAACGATTTTCGTGGACTGTCGGATTCTTTGTAATGTTGTATCGCGGACACGTGGCGTAATCGTCCCGTATCAATAGCATGTCGCCGGGTAAAAGTTTTCTTACCCTTTCGGCAATAGCCACATCCATATCCGGTGTAGAGAAAGACAGTTTTCCGTTACCACCGCAAAGATGGCCGTCTCCCAAAAGTACCCCCATGATGTAAGGATGGATGATGTATAATCTTTCCTTGTACTTCACAGGTTCACACATTGGGATTTCCCATTTCCGTCTTGTATGGTTATGGCCAAAACCTTTCAGGTTGTAGGTTACGCCGGAATCCATGATCTCCTGTGTTGTCTTGGTGATCCATCCTTTCCCCTTTCTTCTACGGTTGACATCTCGGACACACCACAGATGTTCTGGCCCGCATTCACAGGATACGCCATCAGAGAACGTAACTTTGAACACGCGGCGTTCTTTTTGTGGAAACACGCCGCTTACGGCATATACATTTCCGTCCCTGCCGAATATCTCGTCTCCAATTTGTAACTCTCCGATCCGTCTGAAGCTGTTTGGAGTAGCCACGTAACTACTGACCGGTTGTTGTTTACCAAGTCCCATATCGTCTCCATTGATAAACCGTTTCAGTTGCAAGCCTCGTGCAATTCCTTGCAGTTGATAGGGGTAAGGCTGTACTTTCAGTCCATGTTCTCCGTCTAGTTCCGGCATTTCCGGTATTTGAAAAGCAACATCTTCCTCTGTCTGTGATTGGGCAACCGTTCCCCATTGTACCGGTTCGAAATGGCGGACGTAATAAGTCAATTGATCCAATTCTGCTTTGCATTTGTTGGTTGCCGGAATCAGCCATGCGCCCGTTTGTTTGTCCCACCAGCGGATGGAAACAGAGCTTTTCAGCTTGTCTACAATCTGCTGGCGGTATCTGTCAAACTTCACCGCATAACATTGACCTTTTTCTGTATTTTGCAGTGTAATTGTCATAGTGGTAGGTGTTATGCAAATTCGTCAAACGCTTTTATCTCTTCGGCGACTTCCTCCATTTCTGCTTTTTTCTTGCGGCCGCGTTTCTTCGGCTTCGGCTCTGCTTCTCCGGTAATATCTGCTTCTTCGGGAACATCGAAATCGAACGATTCTTGTTTGATTCCATATTTTCCGCCGAACAGGTAAGCGTCCACTTCGTAGTCAAGTCGGCTGACCGCCTGTTTTAAAGCATCCCCATACGGATATCCCTCGCCGGATTCGTCTTCGAATTTTGTAAACGGGACGGAAAGGTTAAGGACTTGTCCGCTTTTCAATAGCTTTTGTGCCTGGATGGAAACACCGGCCGATTCGTCTGATCCACCTTTGCTATACCCCGTGACAACGATATTTTTCAGTTTCTCGTTCAGATCATTATCCGAAGGATTTTCGATATTTACAACTCTGGCTTCTTGCATTTCGCAAATCTTGACGGCATGAGTCTTTAACAAACTCATAGCATATAACAGGTCCGGATGAACGAACTGCTGGGATGATTTGGTTACTTCGTTCTTGTAGTTTGCTTCTACAAATCGCTCTGTGTAGTCAGCTGTTACCTGATTGTTTTTAAGTTTGACTTTCTGAATTTCATACACAGGTTGTTCTTTTACTAATTCATCTTCCATACTTTTTAAAATTTAGGATTGTTATAACTTTGGGGCGCTAAGGCCATTTCTGCTTTTGCTTTACTGATTACAGTGCGACACCATTCCAGTTGATGAGTCGCGGTCCGGTTCAAACGCTCACACCAATCGACAAGATATTGTTCATCTTTGCACAGACTGTCAATGATAGCATTTACTGCCTTGGAGGTAGCCCCGGCACGTGAGACTGTTTCCCGTAACGTATCGAAGACTTCCGATTTCTTTTTCCCGTTCAGATGGTATTTGGCATCTGCTAACAGTTTCCCGGTCCGGGCGATATAGACGGCAAGGTCGTTTCCACGTAGGACAGCTTCTTGGACTTCTTCACTCATGGTAATATTCAGATAGGAATCAATGGCTGCCAACTCGTTGGATATTTTATCTATGGGTGTGATGTTTAAATTCATGTCTGTTTGTCTTTAAAATATATCTTCTGAAAAAAGGATATCCTATTTATTTTCAACTGAACAGCATCCACCACCGAAAGGCAAGTTCTTCGTACTTTTCTTTACCTTTCAGGTAAATCGTATCGCCTCGTTTAATGAATGCTTTGAACACTTTTTGATTTTTCTTGGAGATACCATAGATGAAATCCTGCCGACTGCCTGCGATATCCATATACCAGGCGCGGGAACGGTCCCAATCGAAAAAGTCAATAGCTTCATCGAATTGTTTTTGTGTGCTGGCAAAAGTGCTTTTCAGGTCTCCCCCGAATCCGTAGGTCGGAAGCCACCAGTCCCATTTGCACCGGGTATCGAGCGTGTATTTGAAGTTGCCATATTGGAAACATTGGTTCTTATTGACCATGAATCGTTGAGTTTCCGCCTTAGCAAGCACTTGGGCCAGGAAAGGATCGTGTCGGGCTTCCATGCGGAGGGACTTCTTCATGGCTTCTGCCAGTTCCCAATCCTCGCCGGAATACAATATATCGTCCACCATGCGTTTGTCATACCTGACCCTTTCCGGTTCGGTAATCATCGCATCGATTAGGCTGCCGAATTTGAAGGCTTTCTCCTTATCCCCGTATTGGGTACGGGGATAGAGGAGGTTCTTTAGTTCCGTAAGGTCCGAGTTGCTAACCTCCGACCGTTGGTAATACGTATCTTGCATCTTCTTCCTTGAGTTTTAGATATTCAATGACTGCAAAGTCAAATTCGAAATTGTAGGTGTTATCCATCAGCCACCGGAACCATTTGCGGCCCTCTTCCGTATCGAGAATCTTTTTCAGAATACTTGGCTCGCGTCTGTATTTTCCGAAGTTTATCCATGAGGACAGATAGAGTTTCTTTTTCATATCATTTGGCTGTTACATCATCGATATACTTTACATATGCGGACTGGATTTGCTCTCCGTCCTTATTCACAACTTTCTCGCAGTAGGTAATCATCTTCTTATGTACCTTCTCTAGATCCTCCATGCTCATATTGATTCCTTCGCGCATGAACCACATCTGATATACCTGCATGAATCCTTGTGGATTGGTTATCTGGATCTTCTTCTTGACCTTGGCTTTCGTTGGAGTAGGGGACATGCTGGCTGCTGAGAAATCAAATGCTGCCTGTACTTCGGCAGCAGACTTTTCTGCAGCCGCTTTGGCCTTAGCCTCTTCTTCCCGGCGTTTGCGTTCTTCTTCCTGCTTTTTTCTTTCTTCCGCTTCCTGTTGTTTTCGCTCTTCTTCCATACGGGCAGCTTCAACCGCATTGGTACGGCGTAGCTCTTCCTGTTCTTCCAGTTGTTTGCGGAGGCTGGGGAGTTTGTCGATCAAATCCTGCTTTGTACCCTCTATTTCAAAACGGTAACGTTCTGTAAAATCTTTCTTCTTTTGTATAGCGACTTCATTTTTTATTGCCTTACGGGTTTCTGCGTCCATATAGAAGGTTTGTTTGTTGTCAGAAACGTTTTCAACAAAAGCACTCCAGGAGAAATTTATACTTGTTTCGGATATTCGTCGGCATACATCGTTGTAGGTAGCGAGAGTAGCGCGGTTGAACATGCTGTTTAGTGCATTGATATGCTTTTCAACGTATGCGGCATACGCTGTATCCAACATGACAGAGATATCCGATCGATATTGAGCCTTTTCGTTCTCCAACATCTGTTTACGGCGGGCTTCCTCTTCCCGTCGTTTTTGTTCGGCAATCTTCTTGGCCGCGTATTTGTTACGGGCCTGTTGGAGCTTATAAGGAATAGTGGTGACCGATTTGACGTCGATAGCCGATTCCAAAGAGGTAAAAGACTTGCTGACCGTAGCCAGAAGTTGCGTCAATGGCTTACGACGCTTGCTCATGTTTTCTACTGTTATTTTCGTCTTCGCCAAATACTCTGAGACCTTCGCATCCAGTTCATCCGAGCCAATACCTCCTTCCGCTTCAATGGTGTCCAGAAGTGTTTGTCCGGCTTGGTTACATGCCGATACGGAAGCTTGGTTGCGTTGCAAGGTGGCAGGAGCCGATTGCATGATCTGATTGAATTCTTCCACTTTAATAAGAGAATTGTTAGCTTGTGTATCCATTGTGATAAATTTTTAAGTGATTGATCGAGTTTATTAAAATCCGGCGTCTTCATCTTCCTGTGATATTGGGGCTGTTATACCTGATGCGGGTACCGGTTCCGCTTGTGGTTGCTCTCCGAATTCCTGTAAAGGGTTTTCCGATTGAGGTTGGAGGGCTTGTGGCTGCTGTCCGGGTTGATTGGGCTGAATAACGGTTGTTTGTTCTAATCCGTAGTCAATATCCTGCGGTTCTTCTTGAGTTTCGAATACAGTAAACTTTCCGGTCCGGACTTTGGGATATCCGTCGAATGCGTGTTTAATCAGTTTGCTTTCCAAGAACCCAGGATCGATACCGCCTTCGTTTGAAGTATAGAGGGCATTCGCCTTACCTTCTTTTTGACGGGTTTGCGGATTCCAACGTTGGTTGTTTTTGTAGCTGTACGCCTCTAAGCGTTTGATATCACCCTCCATCATCCAATGCCAATCTACAGTCCCATCGGCGCGGACAATACGGATAAAACCACCGATCACCTTATTTGATTTGCGGGGACAGGCCGCCTGATAGGTAACGGTCTTTACTCCGTCAACCAATCCCGGTGAGAATGTGTCACCTTCATAGCAAACAACCGGATTATCTACATACCGGACCTGTCCGGCACGCTGGCGCATAACCAATTCCCCATAACCGGTGATGGAAAGGTAAGCACGCAGTTCATAGATATCGTTGCCATTGTTGTCCTTATAGCCGGTCTTCGTGCTGCGGGGGAGAATATAGCAGTGGGGGCGTCCTGTGGGATCAAGAGACAGGCCGTTTACGGCAATATCTAAGAAACAGCCGTACAGGGACAGGGGAGAACATCTTTGCAGTTCCGGCTTGTCTTGTAAGATTTTCCGGAAGTTGAATTTTTCCTTTTCATAAATCTGTGTTCCTTGGCCGGTTCCCCAGATCGCATTGTACATGAGTATGAACTTCTGTTCAACCCGGCTATCATCCGCTATCATGAGCGGATTTAGCTGATTTAGTTCAGCTACTTTAATTTGAATTTGATTTGACATGATTCTATTGTTTAAAAATTAATTACCAATGTTTCTTTATCGTGTAAACCATTGCCACGCAACCGGATGCCGTAACTATATGCTGGAAATACCCCAAGCAAATAGCGATAATACCAAGTATGGCAAGCGTTCCAAACAGGATGTAAAATCCCCACCTCGCTACTTGAGCGAGTTTCCAGTAATTTGTTTTCATACATCAATGATTAATTGGCAAAAGCCGTTTACTTGTCTTTGAAATAGCGAGTTGGATTTATATTGTAAACATCCTCCGATAACCCTTTACCTGGAGTGCCTTGCCGTGTTAATAATTCATTTAGTAATCGTATGGATCCAGGGCGCATTTATACAAGTCTTCCAACCTGTATTCGATTTTGCCCGGCCGTTTGTAACGCTGTAAAGTACCTTCCGAGACCCATCGCTCCACATTCTGCCGTCCAAAGCGGATATGTGCTTCCTTTTGTCCGATAAACTCTCTGATTCCGGCTTGTATCTTGGTGATTTGCCAAGCGAGGTATTCAAGTTCGATTTTCCGAAAAGAAGGAATGTTTGGATAGGTTGTGTCGGTCTGCATGATTATTCGCTTTTAAAAAGATTCTTTTCGTTTGCATATCGCATAAACTCCGCCATAGAGTGTATCGAGAGTTTTCGGAACACGTTCTTCCGATGATTCTTTACGGTGTGGGACGATATAAAAAGCGCTTCCGCAATCTCTTCGTCTTTCTTGCCATAGTAGCAAAGCTCCATCACCCTAAGTTGACTGTCTGAAAGTGTGCTGTTGAACTTCGGTTCACAGATTTTCTTGAAGCCATCGCATTCTCCACGCAGCGGACAACCGACAAATTCAAACTTGAAGTTCCAGTTCTCATCAATATCGATCATGTTGTCATACAGCCCGAAGTTGCATTTGATAAATCGGCGTATAGCCAAGAAATCACGATAACATTTATTCCCATCGTAACGGGCGTAATACTTGCGGAGAGCTGTATAGGCTTCTGGATAGAACTCTTCCAGCACCTCTAGAAAACGCTGAATAAAGTCGGTATCCGATTCCTTTAACTGGCGCTCCGGCTGTCCCTGTTCTTTGATGATTACTTCACCGGATGGAGTGGTATAGAATTCTATTGCATGCATGATTCTCCCTCCGGAAAAAGAATTTCTATAGGTGCGCCTAATTCTTTAGATATAGCCTTTTTGCAAAGCTTATCGGGGCTGAATGTGCCTCTTAACCAATTGTAAACAGTTTGTTCGGTACGCTCTGTTGCATTAGCAATCCGGCGAACGAACTCCTGTTTGGGCGTTGGAATCTTATCAAGTGCTTCATACCTGTCTTTGAAAGACAGTTCACTTGCTCCATGACTTTGTAGGGTTAATTTTTCCATTTTTACCTCCTTACATTATTATATATATACTAATTTCTTTACCTTTGATGTTGTATTAATTATTACAGGTGCAAATATATACTTTAATATTTTAGTATTGGTGGTTTTGTGCTAAAATATTATAGCAATTAAGAGTATTTAAGATTTATGGTAAATAAGATTTCTTTGGTTACCTCAGGACTATCGCTGATTATCAGTTTGACTTCTGTATCATGTGTGCTTTTGCGCTGTGAGCCAATGACTGTGGATTGGATGGGCGTATTGGTTGGTGTCTTGTCTTTGTTGGTAGCATCTCTTGCGGTATTCTTTGCGGTTAGTTATTTGACAGTTGAGAAAAGGATAAGGAGTGCTTTTGAATTAAAGATGAAAGAGTCTTTTGAATACTTTGAAACCAAAACAGTTGTAGGCATAGTTGGCGAACAGCATAAAATAATTGACATATTGAGAGATTATTTTCTTATTAAGAAAGATCTTAGTTCTTATGTAATGATTCTTATTGCTGATTTGGAAATGGGTATTCGAGTTAAACAACAGGATACTATAGATTTAGCTATAAATTCTCTTATTGATGTATATTCTGAATGCACATTGGCTAAAACATTGAATATAAAGCAACATTATATTGATAAGCTGTTTTTATTGCTTGATGATCTATCTGGAAGGAATACTCATATTTTGTTGAGCAAGCTTGAGCTCGTTTATGAGTGTCCTTGCGGTAATACGCCCAAGACGTAATCCTTCATTGAAGGACTTGATGTCTTCTTCTATATGCTTGTAATATTCATGTAGAAAGATGACATTACAAGCTATTCTAACTTCTTGTGGAAGTTCAGATGATTGTCTGATGTAATCTTTGTTTGTCATAATGGTGGGTATTAAATGTTCTTGCAAATATACTAAAATATTAAAGTATGCAATTGGGTAAAGCAGAAATAGTGCAGAAAGCGATAGAGTTGATTTCTAATTCATCCCTATCAAATTATAAGATTGCTAAAGATACGGGTATAACGGAAGCTTCTATAGGAAATTATAGAAACGGAAATACAAGACCGACTTTGGCGAATGCTAATATTATAATAGATTATTTCAATAAAAAGGAATTGGAATTATCTGATTCAAACTTGATAATTGATACCGAAACAGAATATAAAGAAGCTATGGAAAAAGGATTAAAGTTATTGCCGGAGGTCGATTTTAAGTTCTCTGGTGGAAAGGCGGAGTTATTAGGCAGCACAGATGCAGTAAAGAGATATTGGTATTTACCTGATTGCAAAGACTGTGAAGCGATTGCCCAAGTCGCAGGTAATTCGATGGCTCCGGCCTATCCATCCGGTTGCTGGATTGCCTTGAAACGTTTCAGTTTTGAAAAAGAGTTTCCCAATCAAATTCCGTTTGGAAATGTATTTGGTGTTGTAGTTGAAGACAAGCAGACCGGAGATTATCATGGACATATTAAGATATTGCGTCGCTATAGTGATCCCTCTTTGGCTAAACGATTTTGGATAGCTCGGTCTATAGATCGGGAGAACCATGATGATTTCGATATCGATATAGAACAGGTGCGTGGCTTGTGGATTGTGAAGCAGCATGTGGTTGCGGATGTGATATTGTAGGCTTATGTTTTTATAAGGAAATAATAAATCCTAAAATGAAAGTTCATGGAAGATATATTCACGCTAGAAGAAAAAGATGAGGTATTAAAAGAATGTAAGAATACTAATACTGAATATTTCTTTTCTCCAATAGAAGGACATGATGAGCAGTTTGCAAGGAAGAAAGCCATTCTACGAGTGTTGTATCTTGATGGATATATGGGTGTTGCAAACACATCAACTGGAGGTATAGTATATCGGTTAACATATGATGGATTGTGCTTTAGGAATTGGGGAGGGTATACAAGGCTTTCCTTTCTTATTAGACACGAAGAAGAAAGGAAAGTTGATGAACAAAGAAACTGGGAGCTTCTTTTGAAGAAGCATGAGCGGTCAACTCAGAAAAAAATTCTGATATGGTCGTCCATTGTGACTGTAATTAATACGATGTTATCCTATTTAATCTCGCACTTTCTTTAGTGTTACAATTTTAGATATGGTGTCAAAATCGTATTGATATTGAAAAAATGGGAATTGAGAAATAGCTTTCTGTAATGTGTCTTTTGTGACGATAAATCCAAATTGCATCAGCTCATAAGCTAATTCTGTCAATGATATGGATTTTTTGAAGTTTACAATATTGCATATTGCAGTAACTAAGCCATCTGGAAGGGTGACCATACATTCGAATGGTTTGTCAAAGTAAATCATAATGTTTGTTTTAGTTTAAAATATAATTGTATGGAAGATAAAGACAAAATAATAGCCTCACTCCGGAAGCAGCTCAAGGAAGCTGTTAGCCGGTGTAATGCCTTAGAGCAAGAAAATGCTCTATTGTCATATCAACTTGAAAAGATGGAGGAAAGATGTCCGGAATCACATTAAAGATAGACAAAGGCCAATCTTCCGCTTTCTCCGAGATTATGGGATTGCTCCAGTCTTTTCCTGGATTAAAGGAATGCAAGAAGCATTATTCGGTAAAGCTGACGGAAGAAGAGGTTTTCCGGTTCCGGAATGAACTGGATCAGATTATGCAACTATTGCCGCAATTGAGGGAAAAGGAGTGGTTCGATATTCCGGCTTACGGGACGGATGAATGGGCTAACTGGATGATAGATTTACACAGAAAAAATATGTAA